TCTGGGTTATGTTTAAACCAGCTCCAGCCCCAACGATTGACTAGGAAGTCTAGTATTGCTTCCCACTTATTTATTGCCCAAAAGGCAATGTATGTGTCTCTTATCCAGTAAATGAATAATGCACCAAATATACTTCCTGCTAATGCTGTGTAAATCCACAACCTTTCTGTTGCTAGTTGTGTAATGGTATCCCACATATTATCTTGATTTCTTTAAGATACCAATTTGTGCTTTACCTTGGCTTCTTGCATCACTATCAATTAATGGTAATGAGAAGGATAGTCTATTAAGCACTGGATCTAAGTTGTCTACATCAAAATATAAACTTGCTCTGATGTCTTTTTGTAGGATTAGGAAATGATCGTCACCTTGTGATGCACCATAGTTCTTTACTGACAACTTAATTAAGTCTGCTGCTGTTACATTTGTTCCAGATCTACCAATTGACTGTGCCATTGGCACTGCATCTGGGTGTTTAAAGATTGCTTTTAATATTTGTGTTGATTGTTCAGGACCTAAGTTGTATTGATCTAAAAATTGTGCATAGTTATTTGCGTTAACTTTGTTAACACCTGCTAACTGTCCTGCTTTTGCTTCATCTTCACCTGCAATAGCATCCCAAAATTCTTTATTCTTGTATAACTGTCCAAGTGTTCCATCAGTTGGTGTTAATCTACCACCAGAACTTGTCTTTCCTGACTTTACTTCAATTGGTTTACCCTTAACTTGAATATCGCCTTTAGCACCAGTGAGTGAAATTTCAGGACTTAGTATTGCAAGTGCAAATTCACCTGGTCCTTTGTTTGCTTGTAAGAACGCTGGATCAAGAAATAATGTTTCAAATAGTCTTTTACTAAAATCAGTACCAGTTAACCAGTCACCCCAACCAGCCAATGGTTGTAGTAATGCAGTTGTATCGATATGACTTACCTTGCCTAGTCCTTTAGCAAATGCAATGCGTTCCTCAGTAGTGCCTTCTGTTTTATCAATAGCATTAACTAAGCCTTCGATAAAACCTTCTGCATATGTTTGGTCTTGTTCACTGCCTGTATTTTTTGGATCTACTGCTACAAGTATTCTATTTTTAAGTTCACCACCTTCTGCGGCAGTCATCGTTGATACTGTCTTCCATAGTTCATCAATAACTGCTGGATTTTCCTGCATCTTGGCATAGATACGTTGCATCTTTTTAGCCTGCTTAGGATCAATTGACTTCTCAAATAAATGGTGTAATCTCATCTTGTTATTCCTTAATACTTAATTAGATCTTGTAGTCTTTTTATTTCAGCTTCAATTTCTTCATTGGTTGCTTCTGTAGGTCTGATGTTTTTAAATTTAGGATCTTGCATGTCGAAAGTATCTCTCCAATTAGGATCTTTAATTTTAGCAATAGTTTCGTCATCCATAGCATCTGTGCCATAGTTAGGATTACCAACATGATCATAACCGCCAATCATTGAATCTGGATTTTCTCTTGCACCAGTCTCTGGATTTGTGTATGTGCCATATCCATTCCGGTCGGCAATATCTTTTGCAATAGTAAGAGGTAATTTAGCTAAGTATCTGTTAATTTTTATTTGGTTTTCAGTGCCTAATACATCTTTAAATCCTTGCATTGCACCGTCTAATTCATCTTGACTCCAGCCAATACCATCTGCATGTCCTGTTCCGCTTGCATCAAAAGGATCATCTACACCTCTTGTTGAACCTTTATGAATTAATGCAGCATTTGGGTCTGTAATATCTTTAGGGGACATATTCTGAGGATCTTTTGGACCAAAAGAGAAAGATCCCTTTCCTGGAGCTTCTGTAATACCAGATAGTTCTCTTAATCTGCTTATTTCTGATTCGTAGTATTCTTCATCTAATCCTAGGTCATATACCATTCTATCAAATATTTCTTCATGGTCATCATCACCGTGTAGGCCATTCTCGCCTCCTGTAATTTCATATGATCTTCTTACGTAGTCGCCTAACGGTCCATCTACACCCATTAAATCATATAATGCATCCTGTGGTTCTTTACCGCTTGACATAATTGCTTTTTTTACTGCTTCATCATCAATTTCTTCATTCATTGATTCAACAAATACTTCTACCATGTCATCGCCATTACGCAATGCACCTTTTTTAACTTTTACGTTTTCTTTGCCGTATTTTTCAATTGCTTCTTCTGGAGACATACTAGTTTGTTTCCAACGCTTTTCTGATTCATTAGTTTGACGCTTTTCTGCCGCACACTCATCACATGTATCAATGTCGCCGTCTGTTTCGTCTTTAATCCATTCACAATCTGCACAACCTTGTGTGCCTTCATTCATTGCTTTGTTCTTAGAATGACAATCACAGTGTTCGCAATCTGGTCCACATTTACATTCTGTTATAGGCTTTCCACAACATGCTTCTGGGCACATCTCTACCTTGTCTTCATTTACGATATTGCTTAATATACCCATTATTTTTTCTCCGCTTTTGAGGCATGAACTGCTTTGCGTTGTGCATCGCTAACGTATTTGCCTTCTTTTTTCATTTTTACTTTTTTAGATGCGTTCACAGGCATATTAACACCGTTTACTGATGCTTTTGGAGTTTTGCCATTTACTTGATTACTGGCTTTAAATTTCATTCCTCCAAGTGTTCCTGATACTTTAAGTTTACCTGCTGAACCATCTCTATTAAGATGATTATTGACAGTTGCATATTTGTCTCCACCTAAACTTAAGGTGCTGCTTACACTACCTGTTTTTTTATTTGCAATCATTGTATTATTGCCAATCTTCGTATAACGTTCATCTGGACCAAACTCATTAATATTTGATTCTGCATGCATCGCCGCCATATGATCGTTGTACTTTTTAGTACCTTTTTTATGTGGGCTTTTGCCTTCTTCTAATTCATCGTTGTAATAACCATTAGCTTGTCTTATTAAGTCTTCTAAGTTTTCACCTGGGTGTGCATCAATCCAATGCATAATATCAGCAATGATATCGCTTGGAGCATCAGCACCCATTTTTACTAAAATCTCGTCAATGTTTTTTACACTTTCATCTCTGCCTTTAGCATCTTCTATAATGTCTGGTTGTCCTGGTTGCATTCTTCTTAAAAATGCTTTTTCTTGTTCAGCTTCGGTTGTTGGATTTTTAAATTCGTATCTTGAGTCGCCTGCTTGATAACGTTTCCATGCTTCAGTGTTAGCTTTTTTATCAGCAACTGTTACTTGCATTTTCTTTGGCTCTGGAGCATTGTTGTATGATCCTTCTTCTAAATTGCTTAATCTCATAATAGCTCTCCTACATTCCGTATAATTCTGTTTCGTTATCCCACTCTTCAATTAATTTGTTGAGTTTGTCTAACATATTATACAGATCGCCTGTACCGGCTTTATCGCCATTTCCCATTAATTCTCTACTGAATTTTGATCTTTGATTAATTGCTACTTCTAATTGAGCTGCAGTTTTCATTAACATTGATTTAGTATGATTAAGTTGGCCTTTGTCTAGATCTCTATAATATTGTCTATCATGTCCTGAGCCTTCGTCTTCATTAGCCTTTTGTTTAGGAAGGCCCATTTTAACTAGTTTTTCCCATGACTTCATGCTTGGAAGTTTTAACATTCTGTAATGTTTTGCAATTTCATCATCGCTAACACCTTCACTAATACTTTCTAACATATGCCAATATTTTTTAACGATACCTGAACGTGCTTCAATTTCATCTGGATTAATATGCCCACGAGCATAATGATCTTTTTGAATTTGTAACATTAATTTTTGTTCATCTTCAGTACCAAAATGTTTTGCCATTTCAATACCATTTTCTGTATGATAATTATTATCTTCGTTCTTTTCAAAATCGGCTTTAGTAAACATAATTATTTCACCTTTTTCTTAGCGTTTGCTAATGCATGCTTAAACATGTCTTTTGCTATAACTTGTAAATCATCATTGCGTTTTTCATCAAATTCCATACCTTCGTTCATTGCTGAGTTCTTTGAATGGCAATCACAGTGTTCGCAATCTGGTCCACATTTGCATTCTGTTATAGGCTTTCCACAACATGCTTCTGGGCACATTTCTGCTTTTGCTTCATAAACACTTTCGCCTAGTTCAAAGTCTGGACCAAAGAAATCTTCTAGTCTGCTTTGAACAATGTATCTAACGTCAAGTACATCATTACCATCTTCGGCTTCGCCTAGGCTATCTAATAACTCATCGTCAAATATAAAGCCTTGTACCATATCAGTTGTTGCTTCACTTGGTGGACGAGGTTGAGACATAAACTCTTTATATCTTGCTACTGCGTCTGCATATTCGCCTTCTGGTTGACCATCATATTTCATTAGTCCGCCAATCATAGTACCTTCATTCATCTCTTGTGGCATCTCTTGTGGCATCTCTTGTGGCATTTCGTGTGTATGTGCTTCTGGTTCGATTTCAGCTTTCATGGCATTGTATTCAGTGTAACGACGAACTGAATCCATATCCTTTGAAGCTTGTGCAATTTTACTTGAAACCCATGGTGCTAAATCATCTTGGTCTTTTACAATACCGTGTAATTTAATTGCATCTCTGGCTAGGAAGTATAATTGGCTACGAGCCATAAATCCATCTTCGTCTGCGCCATCTAGTACGCCTTCTGCTACCATATCAACTGGTGTGCTTGGTGTAATTTTTTTCTTTTTGCTTAGTTGCTCATCTACTACGTGACCTAATGTACCGTAGTGTGCTTCTTGTAAAACCTCATATGTTTCTTCAAGTGATGTTGCTAAGTCTTTTAAATATGATGGGTCTCCATCAATTTCTAGGATGGCTTGCTCTAGCTTGCCTCCTGGTTGAAATACTTTTTCAAATTTGCTAATTTCGTCCATAACACGATCAAAAGTATTATTAATTTTTATATATGTTGGGTGCTTTGTATCCATAGTCGTTACCTTTTTTCAATGCCACGACTGTTCGTACCGCCGCGTTTTCTAATTGTTTCTAATTCTTCATAGGTTTCATTGATGGCTTTTATAAATGATTGTACTAAACCCTTGTTTAGATTGTATTCAACATTTTCCCAATTACCTTTTTCGCCCATTTCTGCAATCTCATGAAACATTCTTACTACTTTAGTTTCTAAAGACTTAAGATCAAGTCTACCCCATCCTTGTACTAATACTTCAGGATTCATAGGCTCGTCTCTGTTTTTTGCATAAATGCTTTCTAATTGGTCTGCTCTCATCTTCTTATAACCTTTACTTCTTCATTATAACCTACGCTTTGCTTTTTACGTTTACCATTACCTAAGTATCCGTTAGGATCAACTGCCTTACGAGCGTCTTTTTTCTTAGTTCCGGGCGTCATAGGAAAAGAAACACTAGCAATATTACCTGCCATTGTACTTCCTGCGTCTGCATCTTCGGTTATTATGTCCGTAATCTTCATACAAGTATTTATCTAATTCGATTAGAAACCTTTAGTAATTGAGTGTGGCACTCATTAGCTTCATGACATTTTCCCATGTTTTGGGTATATTCATTACTAAATGCATGCTATCTGGCTTCCAACTGTGTGTTCTATGTGTTTTACGTGTGTCTATGTAGTATACACCGCCCGATTTAACAGGCCAAGTATGCCCGTCTGATACCCATTCGTATGCATCATGTCCTACATTTTTTGACACAAATGCACATACTCTAAATGTATTTCTTGTCAGCATAGGCTGATCTTTGTGTGGTGGGAACCAGCCGCCTGCACCGCTGTTAACAATAATTGTACGCCCTAGTGGCTTCCAATAGTCTAATAGTGGATGCAAACTTTTACAGTCTTTGTATAACTGTGTAGGTTCATTAAAATCTAATTCAGTAAGCATTCGTCCAGATCTTTTTATTGCTTCTGGCATACTTAAACTATCCCAAGGATTATCTCCTGGTAGTCCTACTAAACATAGGCCTTCTCTGTTGTTTACTACACCTTCTCTGCGTAAATATGGAACCCATTTATCATCATATGCTTTTATTTCTTTTCTAAACCATCCTAAGTCAATTTCCCACTTTAAAGGCTCAACAGTACTTAATGCTGATAATTGCAATTCACATTTAATATCTTCTTCTGTTGGTTCGTATTTTGAAGGATCTTCTAACCAGTAATCATAATATCCTGCCTGGTACTTTTGATTAGCAGGTTCTACTATTGATGTTAATTTTTTTCCGTCTTTGTCTACTTTTGAATAGTCCATATTTTACTCCTCTAGGTTTTTAAGTATTTGCTTACCTAAATTTCTATCATGTTTTTTACTACTAGTTTTTGCTTTTTGTTTTTTAGCAATAACTTCTCTGCGTTTGTGTGGTTCTAATTTACTTAAATGTTTTACATCTGGTGCTCCTGCCCAAACTAATGCATCATCTTTTGCTACACTGTTCATAGGACCATGTGTATCTTTTAGTTCTTCTTTATTAAATTTCTTACTTGACATAACTGTATTTAACTAATAAAACTTACTCTTAAATTTACATTATTAGCTACCTTTAAACTTGCTTTATTATTAGGGTTAATAACACACCAAAGTTGTTTGTCTGCAAGTGCTTCCTTACACATTGTTACAGCCTTTGTTGCTATACCCATATTTCTATACTTCTCATTTACAAAGTATGCTGTTTCAAAATCTTCTTTAACTTCTACTGCACCTACCAGTATTCCTCCGTTAATCCATATACCCCATGTATTATAGTTGGAAATGAAAGATTCTGCAACCTCTTTTGTAAAAGGCCATTCTAAATAACATAGTTCAGCAGTTTCTTTTGTTAGTATACTTCTTAACTGGAAGATCTGAGACGGACGAAAGCGTTTCAGCTCTATCTTCATATTACTTATCCATTAATTTAACTATTCTTGGTTTGAATAATTTCTGATCGCCTTTGGTTGTTTTTAACACTGGCTGGTTGTTTTCATCTGTTGTAAAGCCAGTAACTACTGCTTTACGATTTTTAAATTTTCCTACAAGTATTTCATCGCCTATTTCTATTTTAGGTAACTTTAATATATCTTTTATTTTCATTATAGGTTAAATTTCTCTTCTAGGCTTTCGACTAGTTTTTTTGCTTTGAATGACATGTCAACTATGTCATGACGCTGATGCCAATTTCCCATTACATTAATTTTGTGTAATAGTAGATTTAATTGCTTAAATTGGTCTTCGGTAGAATCCATTCTTGAATCCATTAACTTATCGTAATCTCTTTTCATTTGTTTATATGTTCTTTGATATTAATTATTTTATAATCTGGTGAAAGTTCTCCATATGGGTTTGTTTCACATATTTTATATTTTATTTTAGTCTTATTGATATGATCTAATACATGATCATGTACACAATAGTCATATCTACCATGACGCCATTTTACTTCTGCCTTACCTGCTTTGTGAGCCTGCTTATAATCGCTAAAAACTCCTGCTACATATCTATGAGGTTCATCAACGTCTTTATAATCTACTGCATCAGGATCAGCTGTTTTTGACTTTTCCATTTGTACAATATAGACTATCATAGTTTATTTTTTACCCTCTTTGAGATCGTTTTTCATAACTATATTCCATATTCTCTGTTCAAGCTCTCGGAATCTTGTATTATGCTTTTTATCTTGCTCAACTTGTTTTTTGTCTTGTTCGTCTCTGCGTTGATCACCCTTGTATTGGTTTTGTAAAGTTTGACTTGTTTGAGCCATTAGTGCTGACATTATATTATCAGCGTGTGGATATTTTGCTTTTAGTTTTTTAATATCCATTGCAGTTTGCGGATCAAAGCCTTCAATGTCACTTGGCTTATCATCTTTTTTCTTATTTTCAGATACTAATCCTAAATTATATAAGTTATGTGCATTACTGTTCTTACGTGCTTTTTTGTGTAATTCTGCTGGTTTGCCTTTTCCAAAAAACTTGGCTGCTTCTTTTTCAGTTTGCCCTGGCTTAACATCTACTGTAGTATTAACACCTGGAACTATAACGCCATCTTCTTTTATTTTCTTAGAAGCATTTAGTTTTGGTTTATCATATGCCCAACTTTGTGGTCCTTTTAGTTGAAACTTGGTATTAGTTGTTTGTCCAGTAGCAACATCTGTTACGCTTTGTGTTCCTGCTCCACCTGGTCTAACAAATCGTTTTGTGCTAGTGCCTGTGGCTCCAGTTGCTGATTTTTTTATATTGTTTACTTTACTTAATGATGTTCCACCTAAGTCGCCTGTTTTAGATATATACTTACTAAATGTTTTATGTGTGGTACCTGTACCTGAATTGCTATTTCTAGTAACATTTGTTCTAGTGTTTAAGGTTGGATTAGTTCCTGGCGAAGATATTTGTGCAGCTCGTTTAGCCAGTTCAGCTTTCATATCAATGCCTGTATTGACTCTCTTGACACCACTGTTTTCATTTGTTATATCATTTATTTTCATAGTATACCTCTGTTTTAAGTATTTATCGATTTATGTAATTCAATAAACGTTTTTTTCCAGTCTGTACCTCGTATTTCATCTAATTTTTCTAAGAAAACTATACAATCATATGGATTGCTATCATAATCTAACGTATTGTTCAGATAGTTTATTAAATGGGATAGCTTATCTTTATGTACTGAATTAGTATACATATTTATAATATCTAATTTTGCCTGCTTTGGTAAATGCTTTGCATCTAAATGATCAGGAATAGATAATATTCTTATATTAATATGATACTGTTTAAAATGATCTAATAAGTTTAATACTGTAAATGCATTAAGCATTTGCCATGTGATACTTATTTCTATTTCTGTATCAGGTAGTAATGCATTAATTTGTTCTATATTTTCATTTAGTTTATACCATTTACTAGGAAAACGTATATAATCATTTTGCTCACCAAAATCATCTATACTACATCTAAGCATTAGTTTTTTAAAATGCTTCCATTGATCAATTGCACGTTGATGTACATTTGTGATATTCGTATCGTACTCTAACACTACATTTTTACTTATATCACTGTCTATTAGCTTTTGCAAAAATTTGTAATGAGGCTCTACTAACATAGGCTCACCACCTACTAAGTAAACATGTTGTAGTTGTTCCTTGTGCTTATCTAACTGTTCCCAAAAGTGTTCACTTTCCCACCAATCATAATCCGATTCACGATCTTTCCTATTTTGTTTGTTTCCGTCCGAAATGTCAATTTTTGTACCGCTGTCGTAAAAATGATCAGTGGAGTGAACTTTCGCCCAGTCTTTGTACCACATACTACTACTTTGAGGTCCGCACATTACACATTTTAAATTGCATAAGTTACCAAACCTTAAATCCCAATATACTGGCATCTGTGTTGTGCTACCATCTGATTTTGTTACTTGTACTGCTTTATCGTAGTCAAAGTGTTTATAAATCTTATTTGTAAATGTACGCCTACTGTAACCACCATTATCTTCTTTAACCCAACATGTATTACACTCTGTTGGTTTCTCGCCTGCTAAAAATTGCTTACGTATTTTACGTGAAAACTCGCTATTGTGAATTTCTTCTACACTGTGTTGTTTAAAGTTATGCCCTGTTTCTCCGCCAGAGCTATTACTCATTAAACAACATACTCTGCTAGATCCATTTGTTTTAGTAGCGGCATGTATCCAAGGAATTGTACAAAAACTATTCTTCTGCATCACTATTAATCCATTCTGCTAGTTCAGGATCAAAACTTTCTAATGTAACTACACCATGCGTATCGTAATAGTTTACAAAATGTCTTACTGTGTGTTTACGTTTCATATCGTTGTTAAATGGTTTACGCATTTCATTTATAACATGATCAACACCTTCTAGTTTATTTTTATGTTTTTCAAAAAATGCTAAACTTTCTTTTTTAAATCTATCAGGAATGTTTTCCATCAGTACTTCTGTCTTATTAACAACTGGTCGTATTTGTACTTTTGCATTTGGATAATTATTCCATAAATGTGTAATAAGTTTAGGTATGTGTCTTACACTTAAACTGTTAGCAGTAATATCCCATACAGCTAATTTAAAATGATTATAGTATTGATCCATTACTTGTAGTTTTTCTTCCCATACTGTATCTTGCCTAGTCCACTCATCAGCGGCACCCCAACCATCTACACTAAATCTTAGGAATACATTTTCTACTGTTTTTAATTGTTTTAAGTCTTTTTCTCTTAGTAGTCTTGTGCCATTTGTATTAATAACAAAATTAGCACCCGGAGCCAAACTGCCTAATCGTTCTACTGTAGTAGGAAAGTTTTTAAGATAAAAAGGCTCACCGCCTGCTAAGTATACATGTTTTAAATTCTTATCTACACTTGAAATAATATTATCCCATGCTTGTGGATCATCACTCCAATCGTAATTGCTTTTGTGATATTTTTCTGCTTCTTTTTCTAAGCGACCTTCTTTCCAATTAAAATGCTTTGCCATTGATTTGTGTTGATGTAATATTTTATTACTGTTACCAGCAAAACACATTACACAAGATAAATTACACACATTACCTAATCTAAGATCAAGTGCGTGTATTTTTTCATCTTGAAATGGAACACCATTGTTAATCATGCCTAGTGCTTTTTGTCTGAAACTACGCACTCCATCTCTTTCAGGATCATAGCATTTAAAACAACCATTGGGTTCTCCACCTGAGGCAATTTCTGCCCTAACACTATGCATTTCTGGACTGTTCCAAATTTCACTTAATTTGTAGTCTTTGATATGATATTGTGAAAGTTTGTTCTTTAGATTTTTACAACACAATGCTACATATCCGTCATTGTCAACGAATGTAAAATTGTTTGTATATACGCAATATTTGTCTGTCATAGGTTCCTCTTAGCCTACATTATACATTATAAAGGGAGTGATTGTCAAGTGTATTAATCAACAACTGCATCAAAATTATCTAAGTAATATTGATGAAGAACTTTATGATCAATGCCTATATATGAAGTACCAATGTTATATGTGTACCAGCCTAGTGCATGTCTAAATACACCGCCGTTTTCTTTTTGTTTGCGTAATAACATTGCATGTAGCTTTTCTGCAACACGTTGGTATTTGTCTTTTTGTACTACTGGTGTTACTTTTCTTTTAAGTAATTCCCAAGGACTAGCTTCGTTTAGCCCAAAGTTTTCTAACGCATCTGCGCCATTGTAATTCATCACTGCTTTATCAAAAATATCATTTGCATAACTATTTGCTGATGCTACATCACCTTTAATTGCGTTAGGACCGCCGTTATATCCTCTAAGTTGTTCTATATAATCTGTTGCACCATAAAAATCACCTTGTGCTTTAAAATACAATAATCCTACCTTAGCATTTATATTTGCATCATTTTTTATATCATCTAATGAATAGTTTGTTCCATATAACCTATTGACATCTTTTAATGCAGGCAATCTAACCTGAGACATTCCATATGCTTTATTTTTTAAGTTTTTATCACCTACAATAGTATTACCATCTTTATCAAACTGACCTTGAGAACTTTCTTTATTAGAAAGTTCCATAGCTATTGCAAATGGTATATTAAGTTCTTTAGCAACATCTCTAATAACATTACTTTCATTTAGATTCGCTTTTGTTATTTCGTTAATTAACATCGTCTAATTCCTCAGGCACGCCAATGTCTTGTACAACATTGTTTTGCTTGAATCCATCTATAACATATTGTAATTTTTCTTTGGTCCAATTCTTTTTAACTGCGGCTAGTAATGATTCAAAACTGTTTAAATCTTTTCCACTGTCTAGACCTAGTTGTGTTGCAATCTCATCTGGTTGTTTCCAAGGACCGTCTATTGTTTCATTTTTATTCTTTTTAGTGTAACCTTCGCCACTTTTCTTAGGAACAGGTGTACGTTGTACACGCAACAATCCTTCAGTTGGACTCCACATAAAGCGTCTTTCTTCCATAGCTCTACCGTCATCTAATTTAGCATCACTTTGATCTCTGTTGTGTACTGCTGCCAATGTAGCAATCATAATGTTACGATATACGCCTTTGTATTTTGATTCTGTTTCACTTGGTGAGTGATAATAAGTTTTCATCCAACCTGGGTCGCCTGGCATAAAGTCTACTTGTACAAATCCTGTACGAGGTCTCCCGTCTGACTTAGATTGATCAAAGTCCATAATTTTAACTTTTGTCATAATAACACTGCTTTTAGCAATGTCTAGTACTAGTGGATTCTTTTTAAGTTCTTCTATAAATGCTGGTAATTCTTCTGGTTGTATTTGTAGTGCTACATCAATGTCTCCACTGAATTGTCTTTTACCTACACTACCCAATGTGTTGTTCATTAAGTCAACACCTATTGACTTTTCTAATGCTTGTAATGTTGGAGTAATCTCATCAATATGAATAGCACCAACGCCTGGCATTGCTCCACCTTCATTAATCATAAAATATTTTTTAATTAGGTTTTGATTTTCAAATGTTCCATATTTTTGTTGCCATCTATATAGATCTGTATCCCAATAATCACCATCTCCGAATCCCCAATCAAATTTCTTAGTTTTCTTTTTACCGGTGTTATTATTTTTAGTATTTGCTTTAGCAGTTGCAATTGCTTTTTCTTTTGCCGTTGCTAGTGCCGCCGCTGCCGCCGCCGCTGCATTTCCTTGTGCTGTAGCACCAGTTGTATCTATGCCACCAGTTGTTGTTCCTGCACCTGGTAAATCAAGTGCATCAGGTCTTGTAATAGTGCCTGTGTCTGGTATTGTAATATCTATGTCTTTTCCTATGCCATCATCTGCTGGAACATTAAGTTCAACATCATTTACATCACTTACTGCTTTTGCTAACGCAATTAGTTTGGCATCACTTGCCTGGTTTTGTGCAGTTGCTTTAGCATCTGATTTAGCATCTGCATATGCTTGTCCAAGTGCAATTAGTTTAGCATCACTGGCTGTATTTTGTGCAGTTGCTTTAGCATCTGCTTGTTGTTGTGCTACTTGTTGTCCAAGTGCAATTAGTTTAGCATCACTGGTTGCATTCTGTGTATCTATTTTTTGTTGTGCTACTTGTTGTCCAAGTGCAATTAGTTTAGCATCACTGGCTGTATTTTGTGCAGTTGCTTTAGCATCTGCTTGTTGTTGTGCTACTTGTTGTCCAAGTGCAATTAGTTTAGCATCACTGACTGCATTTGCAGCCGCATTTGCTTTTTGTTGTGCTACTTGTTGTCCAAGTGCAATTAATTTTGCATCACTTAATTCTGTTGCTCTAGCATCTGACTGTTGTTGTGCTACTTGTTGTCCAAGTGCAATTAATTTTGCATCACTTAATTCTGTTGCTAACTTATCTGCTTGTTGTTGTGCTACTTGTTGTCCAAGTGCAATTAGTTTAGCATCACTGGCTGTATTTTGTGCAGTTACTTTGTCTGCTGCCTGTTGGGCTGTTGCAATGTTAGTTGCTAATGAAATAAGTTGTGCATCACTATCATCGTTTTGTTTTGCTTGTGTTATTGTAGTTGCTAGTTTTATAAGATTATTATCACTTACTAAATTTTGAGCATCAGCAGTTGCTATTGCTATTTTATCTAATTCTTCGTTATCTATTTCAGTTTCTATATTTGCATTTGCAGTTAATTCATTTACACCTGCGGCTAGCTCTCCATTTAATTGTTCACTAGCATCTAATGTTAATTGTGTTAAAGTAGCACCTGTTTGACCTGATGCCATTGCGCCGTTGCTTGCGTCCTTGTCTTGATTTTTATTAGATTCAATATCCCATGCTTTTTGATCAGCAGCCAAATCTGCTAACGCTAAATCTAAACGTGCTTGTGCACCTAACTGTCCTGCGGCTACTTGTTGTCTAGCATTTATAATACCATATGGATCACCGTTCATATCTGCAGTTGGCCTAGGACCTAATGGATTTTCAGCTCCTTGTTGTCCGGCTGCCATTGCTGATGCATTAGTGTCTCTCCACTGAACACTGCTCATATCTTGTACGCCTCTAACTTTGTCCCATAGTTGATATGCAAGAATAGCCGATGAAGCCATCTTTCGTTCAAGCCAGCCAAAATCAGATTTATTAGCAACAATATATGCTGCGGCTGTTGTTGCAGTAAATTTTGCGGTAAACCAGGCTGCTTGAGCATATCTGGAATATACATAGGCATTCCATGCCGCAATACCAACTGGTACTGCCAATGCTGCCGGGCCTGCTTCGTTAAGTTGTTTTATTGATTCAAATACTTTTTTGTGTTGTATATTATCTAACGAGTAATCAGCTGATTGTATTTCAAACTCTTTGTTAGATGTTTTAAAATTTTTCTTACGCATTACTGTTTTAGCGATAAGATCTAATTCGTTGTTTTCTTTATCCCAACGTAAAGCAAATGGTATGTTTACGTCTGTTGCTAAGTCTTTTAGTACTGCTTCTGCGTCTGGGCCCATTTGTGCAATAGGTTTGCCCCAACGTTTGTATTCTTGTTTAAATAATCTCGTGAGTTCGCTTGCTGTGATTTGTTTTACATTGCGTTCGTCATTTACACGATCTAAGAAGTGACGGGTAAACTCTACATCAATACCTACTTTCGCAAATAATCTATCTGCAAAAACTTCTAATTGATCCAGTTCACTTTGTGTTAAACCTTTGTCTACTTCAGTTATTCTCATCTAGAATCACCACTTCCTGCATGACCAGTAACGAGCTTTTGTTTTAGGTCCAGGATTATCACAGTTATGTCTTGCACGGAAACTCTTGCGAGCTTTAGGATTAGACTTACGAATTTTCATAGTCTTTTCACCTTTTGATTTAGCACTTGTTCCACCATGTCCAAAGTTTACTTTCTTAACGTTTCCAGTCTTAGGGTCCTTGACATATACTTTAAACTTTTTAACATCACCACGCATTGGTTTGTTTAGTTTAACTTTTCGTCCTTGATATTCCGCTTCAAAAAGATCACTTTCGTCAATACTGTATCCTAGATATCCAAACTCTTCATGGAAATCTTGTGATTCATCTAGTGTAACTTCGTCTTCTTTGACGCAATTGTTTACACGCTTACCTTTGTTTTTTCCTGTGCCGGGTTTAGTTCCATCTTTTTTGTAACCATCCCAACAATCTATTTCATTTATTCTCATACAACTATTTATCCTTCTTACACCATTAATGATACTATAAACATATATGTAGCATAATGTAGTATTTGGTCTACTGTCTGTAGACGCCAAAACCCCTTGCCTTCTCTGGATATTCCAAATATCCATAATATATTTGATTTAGCCCAGTCTATGTGCCAGTGTGCAACATAATCAATTAGTGCATAACCCAATGCTAACCAAGGATTAACCCAGAATAACAATACTAAAAATGTTAATACTGCATGATCCATTGCATGTAAATGTAATCCTTTGTTTAACCAAAGCCTCTTTTTAGATGGTACTCTAAATGACTGTACGGCTAGATCGGCTACTGCGTGTTTGCACATTAAAGCAAACAATATAATTAATTCTGTTCCCATGTTATTTTCCTGTTGGTTTTTCGCCTGTTAACCTAGGCTTGGCAAACCAAAGTTTAAACCATGCATCTGTTCCGGGCTGTATTTTCTTTTCACGTTGAATTCGTGCTTTTTCAGATCCAGTAATACTAATATTACTTCCTTCTGGTGCTTTCTCACCTAGTGTATTTCCTTGTTTATCAGTTATACCTGCTAGATATTTTAATTTGTATATGTCGTCCATTTTCATTCGTCGCGTCCCCTTGGTTCTTCAACTGCACCTAGTTTTGTTGCAATATGTGACCATGCTTCTAGATTTCTATTATGATGAATGCCAATCATTCTTTTAAATTCAGATCTATTAGATCCAGGTGCATACTCTTGTAGTTTGCTTTCCATAAGTTTATATACACTCTCTAACATGTCTAGTACAACACCTTTGAAGTTGCCTGAATACGCATTTGAGACAACTATATAAAACAGGTTCTCAGGTGATTCATGTACATCTTCGGTGTGATATAATTGAGAACCAAAACTTAATGTAAACCCACCCTTTTCAGGTGACGGTGTTTTTGTTTCAAATGTATGGCCAGCCCCAAACTCATCTTCTGGGTTATGTAATTCAACATCTGGGTATTTTCTTTTCCAGACATTGGTTACCACTGTAACTATCTCATCAGAATATGCTTCTTGGAATTCATCTTGACCTATATCATATTCTTCTTTTAATAATTTTATAAATTCATTTGCTTTCATTAGTATGATCCTAAGTATTGTTTATTGCATCCACATTCGCATCCTGGCTTGCAATCGCAATCTATAATTCTGTGTCCACATGAACACCATTCTTCTTTTTTAAACTTTGCGGCACTAAATTTTCCATTGTCATATTTATTTAGCTTTCCACAATGTGTACAGTATAACTCTTTTGGTTTCCAATCATCCATTGTTGCAACACTCCAAAAACCTTGACAGTAATCACAAGTAAAATGCCAAATGTTTTCTTTGCTTACATTCATTTCTTTTGATTATCACCTGTATTATTCTGCATAATATCCTTTGCAAATTTCTTCTGAGTGTTATCAGTAGGAGTATCTGTTGTTGCTTTATTAATTCTATTTTGTATTTCTATATTTTTAATATTGGCTTTTCCAGTGGCAATTCTTTCATCTCTTTCACTATTTGCATAATTAGTATTTGATCTATAAATTGTTGATCTTGGTTCAAATTCTATACCTAGATCATGTTTAACATGGTTAGGTGTTGCATAGCCGTCACCTGTTGCAGATGCATACCCTTGATAGGTTGCAAGCCCTGTTCCATCAGGCGCTGGTTGGTCAAATCTAAAACTAAATGCTGGATGGCTGTATTTTTGCCCTCTCTTTTTTGGATTCAAATAACTATAATCTGGTTCTGCATCAGTGCCATCTAAGTTTTTTCCAATCGCTGGGATTAAACCTTGTGGATACTTTTTCTTAAAGTCAGCTACATAATTTGGATCATCGAAGACCTTTGTACCAAATCTTCTTACATGGTCTACAACATGCCTGGAAGTTCTAATAACATTTGCACGATCTAAATCACCAAGCTCGTGAGCATTTTTTCCAAACAACTCTTGTGCTATCTTATCAGCAATTTCGTCTTCACCATCCCATCTCGCTTTTTCTCTTTTGTTTAATTCTCTGTCTACTCGATCTTGTTTTTCTGCATTGTCTCTTCTAATTCTTTTATCAACCTTATCACGTTGTCTAATTCTTTGAGCTCTGCGTGTTTCAATATCATCTAGTTTATTTCGTCTAGATTTTCTATCATCAGTACCTAAATTATTTGATGTGAACATTTTTTTAAGTATTTTCCATAAAGACGGATCGTTATCTTTAAGCTCTTCTGGTCTTGTTATTCTTTCATTTATGATATCATCTATTTTCATTTTTTATTTCCTAATTTTATATCAAAAGTTATTCATATTAAAACTAGTTTCTGTTCTAGTAGGTATAAAGTATTCTTTCCAGTATTTATTTCTTTTGTTTGTACTTGTTTTGTTTGCTTCGTGTTCTTTGTGTTTTTTAATATAATGTTTAAGTTCTTCTTTTGTTAAATTTTGTTTGCTCATTTCTTTTTGCCACCTTTCATGTTAGCACACCAGTGATACATTTTTGCTTTCTCACCGCTTGCCTTTTTTGCTTTTGCTCTAAGTTCTGTTACGCTACCGTTACAACTAGCACCACTACGTTTTACACGCCCTGGTCTGCTTTTGCCTTTTTTCTTACCGTCAGCAAAGTTTTCTTCTACTGGTTCTTGTCCATCTTCTAATTCTTTTGCTAACTTAGAAATAGTATCTCCTACTTCTATATCTTTGTGTTGTATTCCAACACCACCTGCACTGCGCCATTTACTAATGTTTTCTCCAAAGTCATCAATTAATGCGTTTGGAGTTCCATCTGCTTGCTTGGCATATGCGGCTTTGTTGTGATCAATAATAATTTTTGCTGGTGGGAACATACCTAAATGCTTTTTAATCCATGCACGTTTTTGTGGTTCTGAATTAGGATCACCTGGAAGCGGTGCACTTAATATATTATACTTTCCTTTAAATTTTTTAATTGCGTTTAGCAAACTTTTTCCATTAGGTGTCATTGGCAAGTTAATCCAAAAGTCATCTGTGTCTTTGATCTTTTGTAATGCTTTATCTATGTCTGGAATATCCTTCCAGTGTTTAACACCCATCATTTTATTCCATACACCAAAGAAGTCTGCTAGTACTCCATCCATGTCTACATATAGTTCTGATTTGGGATCTAAATCTTCAAATAAACTTTCCATTGTTACACTTGGTAAAATAACTTCTGGCATTTTCATACTAGAAACATCTTTACCCATACTGTCTTTGTATGCGTTTGCAAGTCTATTGCGTTCGTTAGGATCATCTGTTCTATAAAATTGATTTGCAATGGCCATATCAGCAACAATCATGTTTGCTGGTGCTTCTATTATAATAGGTTTGTAATAGCCTATCTTTTTAAAATCTTTGTTTGTTAAACTGTAAAATGTGCTTTCCCATTTATCAGGATGTAATGCAAATCCTCCATTACGTTCTGGAATTATCTCTGCTAATGGATCTGCTCCTTGATGGAATTTTCCTAATTTATATAAACGAACCAACATTCCTTCTGGGATAGGCCTTTTTAGATAATATTCTAATCTACCTCGTTCAGTGGATAAATCTGCATCTTCTTTTAATAAATCATTTTTTGTAGCAGTAAAGTTACTTGCTTTCCATTGTTGTTTTAATTTGTTTAGTGTTGCACCCATTTCTGGTCCTGGCTTCATACCTTTAGCAATTAAGTCTGCTCCTGTTACAGGAAAGTTTGGAACTTCTGCATCAGTGTTTACTTTTTTGCCTTGCATTGTTGCTAGTGCTGATATTAAGTCTTTATCAACTCCATCAGCAATCATATCTTCCACTTTCTTTTGATCAAGTGGATTGTTTTTGTTTTTAACTAAAAAGTTTAATAATTCTGTTTCGTTGTTACTAAACTTCCAACGTTTAGCAAGATCTACGCTATTATCCAATTGTGCTAACGCTAAGACGGGGTTACTCTTGTCTTTAACACTGTTTACATTGTTAGTGGATAACCCAATAACTTTGCTTACACCTGTTTTTTCTATCATTGATACTACACTTGCAACATTCTGTCCTGAAAGTACTTTGCCCATTTCTGCCCATATTCTCTCGGCACTAATGCCGGATAGTCCTTTGGCGTGTTTTGTAATTGCTTCTAGTGTATCACCATCCCAGGTAGGTTTTGATAGTCTACCTTGGAAACGGAAGTAACGCAATATGCGTAAATAATCTTCTGTAATTCTTTCTTCTGCATCGCCAACAAACTTACTTACTTTATCTTGTAAGTCATCCATACCGCCAAAGTAGTCATAAACATTACCTTCAATGTCCATGCTCATAGCATTGTATGTTAAGTCTCTGCGTTTAGCATCTTCTTCCCAACTTTTAACAAACTCTACTTTGGCATGTCTGCCATCAGTTTCTGTATCTGCTCTTAGTGTTGTGATTTCAAATGGTTCGTTGTTTAGGATTGCAGTAATAGTACCGTGTTCTAATCCTGTAGGTTTGTGTCTAATACCTGCTTTATCAAGTATAGCCATCATTTCGTCTGGAGTAGCGTCTGTGGCAAAGTCAATGTCTTTGGGTGATTTACCTAATGCAATATCTCTTACTGCACCACCTACTATACGCATTTCGTGATTGTTGTCTTTGAATACTTTGTCGAGAGTTGTTATAGCAGGACTAATGATAGGCTTTGCATTTAATCGTTCTTCATATATAAGTACTTCATTAATAAGCATTTAGAAAGATCCATATTTTTGTGCAACACCTGTTAAATCTGTGTCCCAATAGTTGCCTTTGTTTAAGTTACTAAAGTATCCACGCATTCTTGCTTTAGCTTTTTGTTTAGCATTAGGTTTATCAGGTTTGTCGCCTTTGCCCTTACCTTTAACTTTAACATCGTCGGCTTTCTTTGCTGCCGCGGCTGCTACATCATCACCTGTTTTTGCTAGTGCTGTACCAGTTGGAGTAGCATTATCAACTTTCTTTGCACCTGCTGATGCTACATCATCACCTGTTTTTGCTAGTGCTGTACCAGTTGGAGTAACATTATCAACTTTCTTTGCACCTGCTGATGCTACATCATCACCTGTTTTCGCTACCACTGAAGCTCCTGTTCCTGATGCAGAGTTTCTTGTTGCACTTGAAGTTGGTACGTTATCCATGTTTGATATAGCGTTACGTTGTGCTCTAGTTATTCCTTGTGTAGTAGTTTTAGTAGCAGTCTTAGTTGCCACTGAAGCCGCTGGTGCTAATAAATTATCAACACCTAATTCTTTTGCAATGCCAGGATGTGCTTTTTCAAGAGATTTAATAAATGATTTTTGGCCTGCAGCTGGTAAATCTTTCATTCTATCTAATGCAGTATTTCTAACATAGTTACGTGCATAATCATCACCACCTGTAGTTGCAGCTGATCTTTTAGCCGCAATCTCGGCTGCATCATCTGTTTGTTTTACTACTGCTACCGCAGTAGATGAATCTGGATTAGCAATTTTTAATATTTGATCTTTGACTGCTGAGGCGTTAGGAGCACTTACTCTAGTTGTAGTTGCTTTACCATCTACACCTGCAAGGAATTCGCCTTTGGCAGTTTTTATAGTATCACCTGGATTTGCAGTTTGTACAACTTTTTTAGATGAAGCTGTTGCAGTATCTGTGGCTGCATTTGCTACTACATTGATACCTGTTGGGGGAATTGCTGCATCTTTGGGAGTTGGAATATCAGCAGTTTTCTTTTGAGCTGCCCTGGCTGCTTTTTTACTTTTGTAGATTTCTTTACCTACTTTAAAGCCTTTACCAGCTATTTTACCTAGTACACCACCTGCAACACCAATTGCTACATCTGTACCTACTCTAGCGGCAAATTGAGCTTGTGTTATTTTACCTGCATCTAATTGTTTTTTAGCTTGATATGTATCATAGGCAGTCCATGCCGCACCACCGGCCCATAAAGCAACAGGTATTAGTGGCAAGAATTCTAATATAACTTCTCGCTCGTCTTTAGGTACGCCTATTTCTTTTAAAATTGTATCTGCTGGTACTTCTTTATGTGTAAAACTGTCTAATCTCATAATGATAAACTCCTATTGTAGTATTTATCAAAATGTTAAATTATGTTTACAATATAAAAAGTTGTACGAATGCCCAAGAATTCATAATAGTAAACCATGTGCATAACACAATAGCACTACTTCCACGTCTATATGTACTGAATACTGCTAGTATACTTCCTACTAGGTACAGTGGAACGAATATTGTTGTAGCAGGATCAAGTATTGTAAAACTTAATACTGCACTTGCTATAATAAGAACTGTTGTTTCTACTATTTCTGCGTAAAAAGCCATGCGATCGTTTGCATAGCTTTGTTTAAAAAAATTAATTATTTTATTCAATTTGTGGATTCCTCAAATGGTATACTTGCTAAGTTTTTGCTTTTTGCTTCTACCATAATGTCAAAGTCTTTACGGAAAGTACCAGCCCATTCGTTTACGGCAGTATTCCACATAAGATCACTGTGTGCTCTTAGTTTTGCTTTTTTGTAACCTTGTTCAATTAGTGCTTTGTAATCTGGCTTGACATCTATTGGGTGTCCTTCCAAAAGAGCTTGACGGCTAACGCTATAATGACAAGCAGGACGAACGCCCCGCCAACTATCAATGACACGTTTAATACGGTCGTCGCTTGGAGTAATATATTCTCCGGCGCTATGAACCCAGTGGTGGTGTATGTCGACAACTAGTGCTACCTCCTTTTCAAGTTCGAGTGAGGCATCAAGGCCCCATGCGTTTTCGTCATTTTCGATAGTAATACAGTTTCGTGCTTCTGGAGACAATCGTTGAAGTGCGGCTTTGATACCGGCTGGACCTTGTCTACCGGAGATGTGGACGTTACACTTGAAGTCTTGCCACTCCTTACCGTAACCCATGTACCTGATGATATCCGCATGATATTCAAACTCCTCTATACTGCGTTCTACTATTTCTGGTGTATCGCTTGCTAGTACAACAAACTGACCTGGGTGCATACTAAGACGCACACCTAATTGTCGTGCAAGCTCACCTGCTCTTGCATAATGCTTAGATGCGTAATCTACTACATCTGCTCGTTTCCAATACCAACTCCAGTCTGGGTGTGTTGCGGCTGGTAATTGATTACTGCCTAAACGTACCATGCGTTGATTCTCTGGAAGATTACCTACATACTCTACAAGATTGTAAACTGCTTGTGTATTATGTACCATAATATCCCACAAACGCTGTTCTGCTACATCTTTATGTTGTTCATTAAGCCAACGAATAGTTGTGCTTTTTTCTGTTAGAGGTCTTTGAATTTCTTCAAGTATCTTTTTCTTTTGTGTTTGATCGGGGTGCAAATACTTACACGCGAAACCTACTTTGCCTACCATATATACCTCTAATTGTAAAATTATGTATATATTATAGCAAGGTTAGTGTGCTATGTCAACCTGTTATTTGACGCCGTTTTTACGAAGCCATTCGTATATTTCTTTGTTATCAAATTGCGGGCTGCGTCTATGACTTTCTGGTAATGAATCCCAATCTCTAAGAGCTGGGTGTGATTTTTTACTTTCGCTAAAATACAATCCATAGTGCCATCCTTCTCTAAGCATTTCATCACGCCATCTATTGTGATGCCACTTGTTTAAATCTATTGTAGCACTTTCTACTATTTCAGGATCTATATCAAGTTCTACGTCTTGCATTTCATCGTACATGTTTGATATTTCAATATTAAAATCAGGAATAAATTTATAATCCCAAGCCGCAACAACTATTGCAGTTTCTTCTTGGGTTAAATCTCTTGTTAGTGGAACTATGTATGTGTGTGGGAATTCAGGACAGTTATCATCTGTGCCGTATTCCATAGCAACTTCTACGTGATCATTTACTACTTTATTATATGAGAAAACAACTCCCTCTGGTGCGAAACGTTTGCAAATTCCCAACCAGTCCATTGCAGTTTCACTGTCTAAAGGTTCTGCTGTTTTTAATAATATATGATGTTGATACATTTAGTATTTGCTCTTTTTAGTAGAATAATCTGCTTCTGCACTTGCTGAACCGCTATAACTAGCACGGGTTCCTGAAGTGGAAGTATCAGTTTGCACTACGATCTTTTGATCGTTTTCACTAGTACTGTTTACATAGAGACCAAACCATGCCGCACCTGCTCCAACTACAACACTAACTAATCCTGCTTGTGGCATACTTGGGTCTGGCAGTGCCATAAACCATTCTGTTACTCTGTATAGTAAATAAATGTACATACTAATAAATGCACGAGGGAATAAACGTAATCTATCAAACCAATATGGAAATGCTTCCATCCATGATATTTTACCGTCATTGTTTAAATCTGTGTTTGCCATTATCTGTATCTCCTTGTATAATTGTATTTATCCAATTTATAATATTGGTCATAAAAAAACCCAGTTCTATTTCTAAAACTGGGTTTTCTTTAAATTGTATTAACTAAGTAACTTACGCTACTGTCATTGCACCGGCAGTTGCTAGTGATAATGCTTGTAGAGCCGTTTGTAGTTCTGAAGCGTCAGCCCATGAGCTGTTTTCAACTGCTACTGTAAATACAGTACCACCTGTTGCGTGATCAGAAAGACCAATTACTGTACCTTTTTGAGCTACACACTCTAGAATTGCTTCCATTTCTTCACCTGGATTAACTTCTGCAGAAACGTCTGCTGCTGCTGTGATAGTCCATGAAGTAATTGTTGCACCGTAGTTGAATTTACCGAATTCAATTTCGTTTGCTGGATTTCTTGTTGCCATTATATATTCTCCTAATAATGTTTATTTTTAAAGTTCTGTGCTGTTGCACTACTTTTATTTATCTAAATTCTATCTTTTTACCACGTTTTGTTCAACAAAAATAGTCCAATTTACTGTTTTTGATGCTTCGCCTGTGACTAAAATCTTTAAACTATTGTTTGTAGTATCAGCAGAAACGCTACCTGACCACGTATCACTTGTGGTATCTGCTAGGGTTTCTTTACTTGGAGTACCAATTAATGCTAATGTTCCACTAGTTCTATCAATAATACCTTGTAATTTAATACCATAATTATCAGTTCCATCTGCACCAATTATGTGTACTTTATACATAACTGTACTATCATCGTCAACTACTATTCTGCTTCCAGTAGTTAATAATGCTTCTGTTGGAGTTGCATCTGTTGTTTCTATTGACATAACAAAATTATCATGTTGTGCTAATACTACATTAGATACTTTTACATATTTGCTTACATTAGGTTCTTGTACTTTATTATCAACATATGTTGTTGAAGCCAATCCTGCTATACTTGGAATATAAGGTTGATTTGCTAGGTCATTATAGTTACCACTAAACAAATTAGGTAAGTTAATTAATGAATTATAATCACCGTTAAATGATCCTGCATTTGTAAATGTAAAGTTTCCTGAACCGTCTGTTGTTAATACTTGTCCATTTGTACCATCTACTATATTTAAATCTAAAAGGCTATCTGGTGAATCTGTAATTCCATAACCTGCAATTGTAGTTGGCTTACCATTTAAGTCTACAAAGTTTCCACTAAACAATGTTGGTGCATTAGTTAAATCATTATAGTCACCACTAAAGTGTTCACCACGTTCTAATAATTTTTGATCTACATATGCTTCTGTGGCATAACTACTTCCGCCAACACCCGAAGTGGCATCTACTGCTGGTTCCCATTCTGAATTTGTACTATTCCATTTAAGTACTTGACCATTTGTTGGAGATGTACTACTTACGTCTGATAATCCACCTAATGTAGTTGCTCCACCACTGCCACCTGTTTGAGCAACCCAGGCATAATCTGTTCCACTCCAACTTAATACTTGATTCGTTGTTGCTGAACTTCTGTTAAGATGTGTATCAACACTAGCATCAGTATAAGCTGCACCAGTTAATAAATTTGTTGTATCAGTTAAATCACTTATGTCTGCTGGTATAGTTGGTGCACCAGTTAAAGAGCCATATGCTCCATCAAATAATGTTGGTGTGTTAGTAAAATTATTATAATCTAAATAGTAAGTGCCATCTTGACTATCTAATGTGTCTGCATCAGTTCCGCCTCCGCCAGATGTAACATCTGCTGCAGGTGCCCATGTTGTACCGTTCCATTTAAGTACTTGACCTGTGCTTGGTGCAGTACTGCTTACATCAGACAATGAACCAAGTGTTGTGTTTGCTATTTGATTTTGTACCCAAGTCTGTGTTGCATATCCTGTTAAATCTGGAATTACTGGAGTATTAGTAAGATTATTATAATCACCATCAAAAAATGAAGCGTTTGCAATTGCAGTATTAATCTTGCTTGTTACTTCTGAAGACAAGTCGTAATTTGCTATTGTACCTGCCAATGATGCATTGGTTACATAATTACTTAAATCTGTGCCAGGTATAGCGGCTATTTGAGCATCTACATATGTAGTATCTGCTTTAGTTCCAATTGATGTGTTAAGTGTTGCTACCTGTGTTGCTAATGCTGTGGTTGTGACATAATCGCTTAAATCAATACTACCACCGCTGTTAATGTTTGCTATTAAGGCATTAACTTCTGCTAATGTTGTAAAATTACCTGTTTCATTGTGAAAGGCTTTGTCTATATCTCTATAAACTAAAATATCGCCATCAGCAATGCTTTCCGTTAAAACGAAATCTGGTATAGGGAACTGTTGTATACCGCCACTGAATGCTTTAATTGCCAAGTGTATTTCTCCTTTATATTAGTACGACTACTTTATCAAGTGCGCCGTGTAATGCAGCATCATATGATCCTGCACCTAAATATGATCTGTCAACCTTAACACGTAAGTAAACAAAATTACCTTCAAAACTTGTACCTTTGGTAGTAGTTTGTGCAGTAAATTGTAAATAAGGTGTAATACTATCTAAATCAATAGGAAACCAATCAGATTCTGCTGGTTGTTCTACAATTGTTGCTTCTAGGTGAATTCTCCCAGTAAAGTTACTTACATGAAAACTCATAGTATGTAAACCATCAGCAAATCCATAGTAACCGTCGCCCTTAACAGGGTCACTTGTATATGAAAGTTCGTTTTTATTTGTTAGAACTATATTAGAACTAGACATTAATAATCTCCTTTAATCTTACAAGTATTTATCAATTATCGAGTTCTTGAAGCGTGATACAGGTTTCCATAGTCATACGAAGCATGTCGCCATATGCTAATTTGAATAACATCATAGTATCTTCGCTATTTGTAAAGATTGTTGGTGGTTGTACTACTCTAGTACTACCAAAATATGAACCATATGAGGTTGATACAACTCTATTTTCACCTTTGGGAAAATGTTCGTATACCCATTTAATCATAGTTAAACTTTCATCACGGGTTGTTGGTTTGTCCCAATTATGCCATGCTGATATTTTATGCTTGTATCTGTTAAACCATAACTTGTTGCGGATAACTACTTTTCTGTCACGTTTATGTAACAATTCTCTGTGAGTGTCGTTTAAAGGTTGTGTTATTTCTGTTACTTGCAGTTCGGGATCAGTTAGTATGTTTTGTATAATATCAAGACTAGATGTGTAAAGATTACAATCATATTCATGTCTACTTCTATATATTTTTACTACCCTAAATCTAGAATTGCCTTTATCATCAAATCTACCATAATTGAAATGAAATTTACGAGGCAATTTTATCAGTTTGATACGTGTATCAAATTCTCTGTAAAATACAGTTTCTGTAGGTAAAATTGTTATTTCGTTATTTTGCATTAATTGTTAACTTATCTTTTTTCCAATCAATGTCCAATGTATAATCTTTGTTATTATCAAGTAAATATTTTGCTAACGGAAGTTTTACAGTTTCATTGATTAGTCTTGCTAACGGTCTTGCACCCATTGCCGGATCGTATCCTTTATCTTCTAGCATTGCTACTAGTTCAGGACCCCAATTAATTACAATATGTCTACCTTCTACATATGTTTCAAGTTCACCTAAGAACTTAATAACAATACGCTTCATGTCGTTTCTTGTTAAAGAATTAAACTTAACAACACCGTCTAGTCTGTTACGGAACTCTGGTGCAAAATAATTGTTTACTGCGTCATCTACTGCTTTTGCATTATATGTTTCTTCATTAAAGCCAATGCTCTTAATTGCAGCATCTCTGGCTCCAAGGTTACTTGTCATAATAATAATAGCGTTCTTGGCACTTACTACTTTACCTGTGCTACTTGTAATTGTACCTTCGTCTAATAAACTTAACAATACACTCATTAAATCTGGGTGTGCTTTTTCTACTTCGTCAAGTAACAGTACACAATTTGGATTATCTTCTAATTGATTAATAAGTAATCCATCTCCTGCTTTACCATCTGCGTGTCCTACATAACCTGGAGGTGAACCAATTAGTTTTGACACTGTATGACGTTCTTGATATTCTGCCATATCGTATCTACATAGTTTCATACTCATTGATTGTGCTAAACGTTTAGCAAGTTCTGTTTTACCAACACCAGTTGGTCCTGTAAGCAAATAACTTGCAATAGGTTTAATAGGATCTTTAAGACCTGCCATGCTAACTGTAATACTATCAACTACGCAATCAATTGCCACTTGTTGACCAAATACAGTACTTTCTAAAAATTCTCTTACTTCACTGTGCTTGTTTGCAGTTTCTTTATCATCTGTTTTTCCTAAATGTTCTTTTGGAATACCAGTTAATCTTGCCACCTCTGCTTTAATTTCATCTTCACCTAATATGTCTAATCGTTCTTCTGGTGGTAATATTCTATTAAATGCACATGCTCTGTCAATAATATCAAATGCTTTATCTGGAAGTTTTTTGTTAAAGATATATTGATTACTTAATTCAACTGAAAGATCTGCTGCTTCTGGTCTAATAGTAACATCGTGAAATGCTTCATATGATACTAAAGAATTGTATACAACTTCTTTTGCGTCTTTTGTATTAGGTTCATCTACTACAACTTTTGTAAATCTACGTGCTAGTGCTGTTTCTTTTTCAAATACTTTTCTATATTCTTCATCTGTTGTAGCACCAATTACTTTTAGTTTACCATTGCTTAACGCTGGCTTTAACATGTTACCTGCATCCATAGTACCATTTGTACTACCTGCACCAATGATTGTATGTATCTCATCTACAAATAAAATAATGTTAGGTTCTTGTATTAATGCTTCGCCTAACTGTTTCATGCGTTCTTCAAAATCACCTCTATACTTTGTACCAGCTACTAACTTAGTCATATCTAATTCCCATACAACTTTGTCTTTAATAATATCAGGAACATGTCCTTCTACAATAAGTTTTGCTAGTCCTTGTACAACTGCTGTTTTACCAACACCACTGCCACCTGTTAAAATAGCATTAGACTTTTTCTTACGTGCTACTGTTTGTACTAAATCTTTTAATTCACTTCTACGTCCAATTAAGTCATCATATTCATCATATGCCTCGTTCATGTTAGTACAAAACTGTGCCAATACATCTCTTGGTGTCATTCCAGTTGCTCGGCGTGGATCATTCAATCCATCAGCAGGTCCAAATATTTGTTCATGCTCTTGCTGATTTGCGTCTTGCATCCATTTAATAACTTTGTTTTTATTAAGTCCTAATTGTTCAGAGTATTGAGCTGCTATACTGTTTTCTTCACCTAGTATACTTAATACTAGATCTAATTGGTTAAGATGTTTTTTACCTTGAAATAATGCTTGTGTTAATGCTCTGTTAAACACACGTTCTAACATTTGTGTTTTATATGGATTAGGTTCTTCAGTTCCATTTTTAACTAATTCTGCACATTCTTTTTCTAAGTATTCTACTAGTGCAATTTGTAATTGTTCAAAGTCTGCATTTACTTCGTAACACATTGCTTGAATATGTGGATCATCTAAGAGAACTGCCGCAATATGTTCTATTGTTACATATTCGTGTTTTAATTTTTTTGCTAAATTAATAGCAGTGATTACAATTTTTTCTATATCAGTCATTTGTCCTTAACCTCGTTATAAATTCTTCCATGTTAGTACTATTTAAGTATGGTATGGATACCTTAATATGTATCCTTAAATTTCCCTTTCTTTTACTCTTTCTATTCAAAAGACCGTGTCCCTTTAATACAATAATACTACCTGTTACTGTATCTGGTGGTATTTGTATTTCAGCTCGTTCTCCTGTTGGTGTAATAATCATAAACGAATTCAGTTTCATTACATCAATAACGTCTAAAGTCTTATACATTATAATATTATTTCCTGATCTTGTAAAGACTTTATTTGCCTTTTCTTTCACATTTATTATATATTTTTTTCGCTTATCAGTTATTTTAAACTTATCACCTGCTAAAACACCGGGTGGAATATTTACTTTTAAGTATAAATCGTCAATTTCAACATAATCGTTAACTCCATTAATCTGTTGTTCAATAGTAAGTGGCAAATCTATCATTTGTGTATCTGTTGACTTTACTATAGGTATATGTTTCTTTTCTGTTATAGATTCATATGCATCACTTATAGAAAGCCAGTCAGCAATAGTACCGCCCTTATCAGGATGATTTTTAAGAGCTAATCTTTTATATGCTAGTTTGACCTCTTTTAAAGTAGCACCTGGTTCTAGGCCAAGAATAAACCAAGGGTTTTTAAACTTCTTCATCGTAGTATTTATTGACATAACGAAGAGCCTTAAACGCTAGTGTTTTTAAAAGATTTTGTCGAGAAGTGATTCTGAACTTTCGACAGGAGTATTTGCTTTACTGTTGTGTTCATTGATATTTTTTTCTGTTTGTTCGTAATATTCTTTGTATGCTTCGATTATTGCTTTTTGTTGTGATACTAATTTAAGTATATCAGCAAAATTCAAAGAAAGTTGTGAATACCCTTCAGTAGTTAATGCATATATAACTACAGGTTCACCGTCTTTTTTTAGTTTATCAAATATACCATTGAGTTCTTCTGGTGTAATGATATTCCAGTCTGAATTTCTTAATTCCAACACAGATGTGTCAGGTAGTACTAATGCTGGTTTTTCAATTGGTTCTGATTTGTATGAAACTACGTTTGGTGTTAAAGTAGAACAACTACCTAGGAACATAGTTAGGGTTAGCAATATCAGGACACTCACTGTTGATTTTTGATGGCTTTGTTGCATTTATTTCCTTCTCCGTTAATGGTGATCCACTTAGTATCTCCATACACCTGCCTACTTCGTTGCTGGCACTGTTGATTATTTTTTCAACTAATCCAGGTCTGGCTTGTGCAAGTTGACCTAAGTCGTGTTCGCTCAATTTTTCTTCTAGTGTATCGACACGTTTTTGAGCATTACCGAACTCTTCTGTCACCTCATTAAATTGTTTCTGCACTTGTTCTAAATCTTTTTGTACTGAGTCAAGTGCGGCTTGTGTTGACTCTACTGCCTGTTCGGCAGTTGCGGCGTTTGTGGCATATACACGAATTTGTTCTTGTGTGTATGTATAATATTTCCACGCACCAAATCCTACTGCACCCAATACGGCTGCAAGGATTAAATATGTCTTAAGTTTTCCTAATATAAACATTTTATTTGTACCTAAATGTTATACGACCTTTTTCTAAATCGTATGGTGACATTTCTACGTCAACTTTATCTCCGGGTAAAACCCTGATTCTGTTTTTTCTTATCTTCCCACTGATAATACCAGTGACAATGTGCCCGTTTTCTAGTTCTATTTTGAAAAAAGCACCTGGTAGCGAATCTAAAACTGTTCCTTGTAATTTAACTGCTTCTTGTTTCGCCATTAATACTTGTTTAAGAATTTAATGCGTTCTGTTATAGCATGTGCTTCTGGATCAGTAGCAATTGTGTAATCGTAACTGCTTGTGTAAACACTTTCTTCAAAGTTTTCTTTACTCCATTTTGCTGGCATGTCACTTTTATATGCATTAAACATAAAACTATTTGCTGATTCATCTACACGAGTTATATCTTTTAGTATAGCATCAATTGTTTCAAACAATTTACTATTTCTTTCTAACTCAACAAATACTTTATAGTTTCCTTCTTTGTCTGGACCTGGTGACACATCTACATCAATAGTGTCATGTCCTGATTCAATAAATTGACTTAAATCTTTAGCAGGATCACCGTCTTTAATATCAAATGCAACTACAACAACATTTTTATCATCACCTACTTTGCTTTTGTATTGATCAACACTAAATGTTGATTGTATTAAGTCAATTAAGTCGTTTTGTTGTATGCTCATAAGTCTAATCCTGGTTCTTTGTCTGCTGATATTTCATCTGTGTATGCTTGTTCTACTGCACCGCTGTTTATGTCTTGGTCATCTACACGTAATTTGCTAGACTCTACATCGTCCATGTATTTTCTAGGCATTACTATTGTTACTAGCCAAACAGGCTTAATAACTCTTTTAGCACGTGATTGACCTGGTCTTTTACCGTCCGCATTGTCTTGTCCTTCACTGTCGTCTGGACTTTTTAATTTAGCTGCCGTAATGTATTCTTCTTCTGCAAAATATACTTTACAACCATTTTTTGTTAAACGCATTGCACCTTCTGGATCTGGCATTTGTGCTTGATGATACATTAATGTTACTGTTACCCAATATCTATCAATATGTGGACCTTCGACAATTTCGCCTTCCATCCAGTTTTTGTATGCATAAATGTTAGCAGTATCCATTACACGTTCAAAGTCCATTAGTGTTTCTAATGCACTATCTCTACTAGTGTTTGCTCTTAGGTTGTTTAAAATATAATTTTGATCCATTGTGAATTCCTTTAATATATACTTATTTATGACAGTTGGTTCGTAGTGTCAACTATTTTATTCTTTTAGTACTAAGTTAACTTATACCATATATTATTAAATACTTATGAGCAGGCAGTAAAGGGCCCAAGCATCCAAATAGGAGAACACATGGCTAAACGAGCTCGAAAAACAAAAAAACAACAATATCAACAAGAACATTCACAGGATAAGATAGTCCAACTCAACGCACACAGAAAAAGACATGTACAAATTGTTCCACGTAATCTCGCACAAGAAGATTATGTAGAGCTTCTTGACGATGAAAAACGTAACATTGTGTTTGCAATGGGACCTGCTGGTACAGGTAAAACATTGCTAGGCGTGTTAGCGGCTATCGACGCATACAATTCAAACTTATGTAGTAAAATTGTAATTACACGACCTGCTGTCAGTGTTGATGAACAACATGGATTTCTACCAGGAACACTAGTAGAAAAAATGGCACCATGGACAAGACCTATATTTGACGTAATGGAAGAATATTGGTCACCAAGCACAATCGAACATATGATTAATGAGAACATTATTGAGATTGCACCACTGGCATACATGCGTGGTAGAACTTTTAAGAATTCTTGGATTATAGCAGACGAAATGCAAAATGCGACACCATCTCAAATGAAGATGTTATTAACACGCATTGGCGAGAATTCTAAAATTATTGTAACAGGAGACTTAGCACAACACGACCGTGGATTCGAAGACAACGGTCTTAAAAATTTCGTAAAACTACTAGAACAAAGAGGTAGTGATATAATTGGAGTTGTCAGCTTTACCAAAGGTGATGTTGAACGACATGTCGCTGTTACTGAAGTTCTAACTATTTACGGAGACGAAGAATAAATTAACTGTTGACAATCATGTCAACTATATCGGCCCAATTGCCTGCCATTTTTATTCCGTCCATTAAGACTTCATCTTTGTTATGATCGTGTTTTAGTAGAATACTTTTTAATCCTAACTTAGCCCCACACTCTGCATTTTCGAGTTTGTCCTCGATCCAAAATGCATCACTTCCAACATATGGTGCCAATGCTTCGTCTTTGTCTGCACCAGTATCCAAACATAGTACTTCTTTAAATGTACCTTTACCAAATACATTCTCTAAGTTGTACTTTCGCAAACGTATTGCTTTCTTATCCAAACTTAAACTAGTAATACAATGAAAACGATATCCGTGTTCATATAGTTTAGCAACACCACTTCGTGCATCACGGAACGCTTTTAAATAGCCCATCCAAGCACTTTCATTAAATATTTTAATTAGTTGTTTACCTTGAGCTTTCTCAAACCCATACTGCTGACTTATATCGTACATTCCATGTGCTACTTTAACATGTCCATGTGATTCCATCCATTTATGAAACGCACTTTCCCAATCAAGTAGTACACCATCGCAATCTGTAAGTATGATTTTATCTTCCAACTTTATTCCTCTTTTTTCTAACATTATGTGTATATTATAGCAAGAGTTCTTGCTTTTGTCAACCTATTTCATGTCAATTAGGTCTTGATATTCCCAAACTGCTTTCTCAAATTCGCCTGGCCAGCCGCCATATACGCCCATTTCTAAACTGTTTTTCATCCAAAGTAGACTTTTATCTTCGCCTTCAAAAGATTTATTTCGTTCTATTTTGTGTAAGTATTCTGGTGTTAGTCCATGTAGTGTAGTTAAATCGTGTATATCAATGTCTGGCATAAACTTCATTTTAACTATCATTGCCTGTTCATCAGTCATTACAACTGTATCATTTTTTCCTTTGATAGTTACACTCCAAACTTTTGTCATTAACGTCTCATACGTGCAATCTCAATTGCTTCTTCTTTATTATCTTCAAAAATAGGAACCATGTTACTTTTGTGCATTGTAGCAATACCTACAAGTTTACGCTCACCTGTATATTTCATAGATTCTTTCTTTGCAGTTGACCCGCCAATATTATTACTAAGGCTAGGATAATCTGGTGTTTCTCTATTAAGTTGTGGGGGTTGATATGGAGCAGGCTTGTAATCTCGTTTTGGTGCTTTGTATGTTCCACTTACATATGCAACATAGTCTTCAAACTTCTCAAACTGTGCGGCATGAATATGTTTTCTACGACATTCTTTGTTATGTTGTCGCCATTGTACTTTTAGTTTTTCTAGTTTGGCTACAGTCATTGGTTTTTTGTTTTTCTTACGACTGTATTGAGTAGTGGACATTTCTGGTCCTAGAAGATGCATTGACATTTTACGCTCCAAAGTAAATCTATTGTTTTTATATTATAGCGTAAATTATGCTATTTGTCAAGAAAAGTATTTGTTATAAGTGCTATAAACCCAGTCACCTAATTCTTTATGATAATCATACAAATGCATATTTCTATACTTGTCTGTTTCTACTGTTCTTCTTACAAACTTTTTAATCTGTTCTATATCTGCCTGTGGCTTTAATAAATTTAAACGTGCATCTTCTAATGTTCTTTTTAATCTTGCAGAATTTACATCATTATTCACATTGTATTTTTCTAATTTTTCTACTTCTGCCTGTCGCATTTCCATTGGTAATACATCAGTTCTAAATTCTCTTGGGTTTACTAGTTGTCTTGAATTGTTACTAGTGTTGTGTTCGTTACATAATTTATCAAAATCTAATATAGTATCAAAGTTATATGCTTGTATGCTAGAATTTAAATGCAATTTAAACCAACTACTATTTAACTCTCTAAAATATTTTAACTCGTCTAATAATCTTTCCATTTCAGTCCAAGTAAATGCACCTGCACTACGCATATATTCAAACATATGATTAGGAGCATCAAGACTTAAATCAAGTATAAAATTATCTAATGTTTCACATCTTTGTAATTTATTAAGATCAACCTTTGAACCATTTGTAGTAACACACATGTCTACTTCTCGTGATCTATCATTTTCATCTAATATATCCATGAGGTCATAAACACTATTATCCATAAACGGCTCTCCGCCTGTAATCCAGATACTTGTTACACTATCTAATTTACTTGGATTGTTTTTTAAATAACTGTTGGTAGAATTTATATTCTTAACACCAGGATTTTGATCATATTTGTTAGGAACTATATTTAATGATGCTAGACGCTTAAATTCTGGTATAAGACCGTTACTGTATAAAGGACTACACATTCTGCATTTAAAATTACAGATATTACTGTAATTAATGAACATGTGATTTACAGGATTACCTGTTACTTGTGGATTGTTATATCCGTCTTGGTTTTTAAATTTATTTGGATCTTTTAATAGCCATTTCTGTCTTTGGCTAATATTTCCATGTTGTTCTTTCTTGTAACAAGTTTCACAACCTTCTTTATCCCACTTGCCGTCAAGCATATCTTGACGTAAGGCTTGTAATTCTTCACTATCATAGCTTTCACCCATTGCAGTTTCACTCATCATGCAACGAGTTAATCTTCCTGTAGGATGAAAGCTAATAGCATTAAATGGAATTGGACACCATGTATCACTATGTTTATTAATAGGCGTAGTGTTCTTTTCCATTACTCTTTAAATAAGATTCCTAATGTGTTAGGACCAGCAACACCGTCAGCAACTAGGCCTTTTGAGCTTTGCCACTCTTTAAGTGATGCTTCTGTACCTTTACCAAAAATACCGTCTGCACCAATTCCTAGTGCTTCTTGTAATTTTGCAACTGTTGAACCTCGAGATCCAACACGCACAGTTTCATAAGTTTCACGTGGAGTATAATGTCCACCTAACACTTCTAACGCATGTGCGTAATGTTTTTTGCGATCTTCTAGTCCAATAGTTCCCCCATTAATACGTTTTGTCATCCCAACAATATCTTGGGCATCACAGTACTTATTAATGTTATTTGTATTCCAAAACCAGCATGCACTTGCTAACGCTCCAATAGGACTGCGAACAAACTCTGTGGCCTCTTCTGCACTCATATCTTCTGCTTTACCAAATTGTGTATAATTATAGCGACCAGTTAACTGAAGAATACCGCCACCTCGAAAGCGCCAACCATCTCCACTATCTGTATCACCATTATCCATACGACCTGCATAAATTACATTTGCAATCTTCTCAGGTTGCCTATGATAATCTTTTGCATTTCGCCCTGCTCGTTTAAAATACTTTGGAAAAATCTTATCCAGTGCTTCGGCACTGTAATTTAGATTCTCAGTTAGAACGGTATATCCACCTGATTCGTGAGCCGTTTGGGCTATAAACCCTGCAACTCTTTCAACAGTATTGATATTCCATTTGGGCAAAACTCTCTGCATTGCATCATGCCATAAAAGGCCATTAACACGTGGCAATAGTTCTGCGACTTGCTCTACTTTAAAATCAAATTGCATTTAACTTATTCGCTTTTCAACAATGTCCAAGCACCATATACAATGGCTGCCCAGGCTAATAAGTTTACTGGAATAATTGCACTAAAGAAAAGTGTAATAACTCCTACGGCAATTAGAGCGCCGCCATCCCAAGATGTACGTTCGCTTAGTCTATCTTTAATCCATTCAATCATATTGATCTCCTTTTTATATTATATAGTCTATTGTGAGAATCTTCTCACATTGTAATATAGCAGATTCATAGGAATCTCCTAGTGATATTACTATATTATTTATTAGTTTACACTGGAATTATACTTGTGTCAAGTATTTATCAAAGTATTCCGTTGTGCTTTATATGTTGTAAAGATAGTACTTTACCATCTTTATCCACAATTATTTCACCATCTATACTTCCAGCCATCTTCTTTTTACCATTTTTTGATATGAATAGTGTTGGCTTTATTTCAATTCCATTTAAAGAACGTTTAAGGTTTAATGGCTTTTGTACCTTTGTTGCTGGTTTAAATCCCATAATTACTTACCTTGTCCTTTATATTTTTTATAAGAACGTTTTTTGCTTTTGTTCATAGAACTGAATTTTGTTCGTGAATGTGTGTTTCCTATACTTGTCTTTTTTGGTTGTGATTCGTGTGCTATAAAATTTTTGTATAATTTCATAACCCTCCATCGTTGATATTACTAATGTAATCTTTTTTGATAGTTATTTATCATTCATGTTCGCCACCGTTACCGCGACCATATCCACCAAAATATTGTGGCTTACGTTTGGCAGTTTCAAATGTTGCTACTGTAATTGCAATTGCACCAAGCAATAGTGTGTGTAGCATCATACTAAACACTCCTGCCCACATGCTACCTACAATAATAGCAAATACAATACACCACATCCATGCTAATACTTGCATAATCATGTGCCGTGTGCTGAAATCTGGAATGTTACATAGTGGATTCTTTTCATGATCCATAACTACGTTCCAACTGTTGTAAATAAATTCTCTCATTGATATTACCTTTCTAAATATTACCTTTGTTGGATAATGTGCGTCCACATCATCTCTATATTCAATAGCATCAAGTACATTGTGAAATTCTTGTGATATTTTTTTATCTTTAAACCATGCTGTTACTTTATACATTGACTATCCTTTTATTGGCTGGAAAGATAGGATTCGAACCTATAATCTTTTGTACCAAAAACAACTGCATTACCGTTATGCTACTTTCCATTCCTTTTTCTTTCTTGGTACTCCCGACAGGATTCGAACCTGTGATCGACCCGTTATGAGCGGGTGGCATTAGACCGCTATGCTACAAGAGTATATTTGGCATAGGTGCAAGGATTTGAACCCTGACTTTTGGATTTGGAATCCAACGTGCTACCATTAACACTACACCTATATATTTGGTACTCGCACCCGGACTCGAACCGGGACGCCATATGGCCACAGATTTTAAGTCTGTTATGTCTACCAATTCCATCATGCGAGCATTGGCGTCCCCTGAAGGATTCGAACCCTCGACCTACGGCTTAGAAGGCCGTTGCTCTATCCAGCTGAGCTAAGGAGACCAAAACTGTTTAAATTTGTATTGGTTCCTCTGCTGTAATTAAATACATTTTTTGGAGTATTGCATCTAGATTTGATGCAGTTAGATATCCAGCGACTGTGTCGCCTTCTGTTGTGATACCTGGGAGTTCACATAGTTTTTCTTCTTCTGTTCCCCAGTCTTTAAACACACCTACTTCGTACATGCCTGATTTGCCACCATATGACATGTCATTACAGATTATGCTTAGTTTATATTTGCCAAAGTCAATAATTGCCTGCTTACCATTTACGTGAGGCTTACCTTGGTCTAACATTTTTATGTCTTTGAATCGCATTTTACTTCTCTATTGCGTCTAGTTGTTTTTCAAGTTCTGTTATATATTGTTCGAGCGTACTAATTGTAGTATAAAGGTGTCCAGTAGCACTTGGCTTGATACGGCTTTTGAACACCTCTATTAATTCTTGTGATACTTCAATTTTATTAGTTATCTCGCTAAACTCTGTCATTATTTAAAAAATTTCTCAAATTCTTCAGTTGCTTTTGCTTTTGCTTTACTTTGTTGCTTCACCTGTTCTTCATTATACATAGGCGATTTAACAGTATTCACATAATCAATTTCTTCCAAAATTTCAATACGTTCCTTAACTTTTTTCAGTGCCATACGGATCTCTTGGCTGTTTTCTTCTCTGTTCATTTCATCTTTGATGATTTCCACAATTTGTCTACTACTAATCATATCCGCTCTTCCTTGTTTTAGTGTTATTAGTATAACACAATAGTCACATTACTGTCAACTATTTTTTATCTTATATATACTGTTTAGTTGTTATGCTAAATCGTAATATACTATGTTTATGAAATTGACTATTTCCAACAACAATGCATACATTATACGATAAACGGATATCTAAGTCAATACCTTTTTTACAGAATTGTAAAATTATTTTGGCGGACCCGAAGAGATTCGAACTCCTGGCCTTTGGTTCCGCAAACCAACGCTCTATCCAACTGAGCTACGGGTCCGTATTATCTATATTATAACATTTATTATGATTTGTCGACCATAAAAAAAGGCCGCATTAAGCGACCTTTTTAACCTACTTTTGTTAAATTTAAAACTTAACTGTAAGTCCTACACTAACTTCTTTGTCCGTAGATTTCCAATCACTGTTAAGTGAATTAGTTAATTTAGCGTTCAATGAAGTAGAAGTAGTCAACGCAACTTTTGTACCAAAAGTCATTGTTGGATTTACTTTATCAATGCTTGTGAAGTCACCTTCAACTGACTTTAATAAGTAATTTACTTCAGCATATGGGCTAATGATACCTAGGTCCATTTTACCACCTAATGTTGGAGTAAAGTGCATTTCTGATTTAGTAAACGTATCACCCCAATTGTATTCAACTTCGCCATCAACGTATGTTCCTACAGGACCTACGTTTATGATGTCCATAGTTCTTCCAGCAGATAGGCTATAATCACGGTTAGTTCCGTTATCACTTACTCCTGCTCCAAGATCTAGACTTCTGCCCATTGTATAAACATCAATTGATCTAGATGTATCGTTTGTTGACAATGAAATACCCATAGTTGCCGATTCAGCCGCCATTGATATTGATGTGTTGTCATAGTCGTCGGCCTGTGCCGCGCCAGTTAAAGCGACAACTAATGCCGCTGTAATTATAGTCTTCTTCATAGTTTTTCCTATTATTTTTATTTTTATACTAAAATATATTAATTATAATCTAGTTGTAAGTTGATTCTGTTGCCAGGCTCAACTTACAAAACCCCTACGTGCTTAAAACTAAGCCGCTAATGCCATTTCTGGCTCATAATTTGCGTTTGCAATTATAAATTTTCTTCGCGATAACGGTGCTTAGATCCCGATAACTCCGCTTACCTACTAACCTTCCAGTCGAACCTGTTTCAGCCCCATCATAAGCACACCCAAGCAGTGATTCAATATCTCATCTAGATGTGTTTATGGTGGAGCTGCTCGGTACTGCCCCGAGGTCCTGAAATGCGTTGAGTCAAGTTTCAACGTTACATGTTATTTATGATAACACAAAACTAAGTTATGTCAACCGGTTTTGCGTTTATTTTTTGTTTTTTATCGCCGTAATCTCTTACTGCGGCTTTAATGGCATCTTCTGCCAATACGCTACAGTGAATTTTTACTGGTGGTAATGCTAGTTCTTCAACAATTGTTGTATTTTTAATTTCTTGTGCTTCGTCTAGTGTCATACCTTTAAGCATAGTTGTTACCATACTTGAACTAGCAATTGCACTTCCACAACCATATGTTTTAAACTTTGCATCTTCTATGATGCCATTGTCATCTACTTTTATTTGTAAACGCATTACATCTCCACATGCAGGTGCACCTACCATACCAGTTCCGATATTCTCTTCATTGGGGTCAAATTTACCTACATTTCTTGGATTATTGTAATGGTCTAGCACTTTTTCGCTATATGCCATAGTTTCTTCCTATATGAAATACTATTTATCTAACTTATACTCAAAATTCTGAGTAGTTGCATTATGTTGTATTAATTTAGCACCGTTGCTTATATGAAAATGTGTTGCCATTGGTGTTAATGGAGATAATGTAACTATTCGTTCAATGTTTGTTTTTTCTTTTATATGCTCTTTTAGTTTTGCTACAATTTCTTTACCAGCGCCACGTTTACGTGACCATACTGTGTACGCAACTGCAATATTGGCATTGTCACGCAAATATGCGTTTTGACTAATTAAATCAAGTTCTCGTTCACTTTGTGGTAAGTCATTACAAAATGCTACACATATAATACCTTCTATATCATTTTTGTATTTTAGTCCAAAGATTTTTCTACCATAACTTGTTCTAAACTCTACATCTAGTTCAGGTCTTACTGGATCTTCATTTACATCAATGTCAGTTAACTCTACTAATTCGCTAGAGTTAACCCATCTAAAAAAATTATCAATAGACGATTTAAATACTTTCAACAATTACTCCTGTAGAGATGCAAACACATTATCAGGTGAAGTTTCACCATATGGATCTGGATCTGAATCTATTGCTTTTCCTGGCTCTACAAACATTTTTGTAATAGTTCCGTTATCAACAATCATTGCATAACGCCAACTACGAATACCAAAGCCGCGATTATTAAATGTGACATCCATGTCCATGCCTTTAGTAAAATCGCCGTTGCCATCTGGAATAATTTTAACATTTTTTAAGTTTTGTGAGTCACGCCATGCATTCATTACAAATGCATCGTTAACACTAATACAATAAATATCATCTACACCCTTATCATAAAACTTTTGTGCATCTTGTTCAAATCCTGGCAATTGGAACGTGCTACATGTTGGTGTAAACGCACCTGGCAAACTAAACACAATAACTTTCTTGTTATTAAAAATTTCACCAGTTGTTAACTCTGCCCACGTTGATGGTACAATTTCACAAGCATTTCCTTCTGCTGTAGGATCTGGTACTCGTACCATAAATGTTACTGCTGGTACATTACTGTTTTCATTACTCATTGGTAACTCCTTTCATTTCAATAGTGTAATTATAGTATATTATTGTCTGTTTGTCAACAATTTTTGTCAATTTTAAATAAATAGTTATAGTATGTTAGAACAACAAGCATTAGAAATTTCACAGCTTTTAGAGCCATTAATTGGGTTAGGTGTTACCGCGATCATAGTTCTATGGTTTAAAGAACTAGTAGGTGATTTTGTAGCAAGTATACGTTGGAAAATGAAACCTGGGTTTGAGCCGGGTGACGAAGTATATCTTGACGGTGAAAGAGCTACTATTATTAATATAGGCATGCGAGAAACTATATTTGAAATTGATAACGGCAGAGGTAAAGTATGGAGATACATTTACAATACACGCATACCTACACATAGACTAGAAAAACTAGTTAACGATCCAAAGGTTAAAAAATAATGAACAAACAAATAAACTGGAAATTAGCAGAACTATGTATTGATATATCAAAAGTAGTATATGGCGAAAAACCAGAGGTAGTTAAATTCCTAAAAGATAATAAAATAAAACATTCAAGTGTTAAATTCTTTGAAAAAGAAAACGCACAAGGTTATGGCATTGTTATGCATGACTATGTGATCGTTGCTTTTAGGGGCACTGAAGGCGCTCAAATAGGCGACTTAATAGCAGATATTAAGGCTTGGCCAGCAGGTGCTGATACAACAGGTACAGTACATTCTGGGTTTAAGCATGAACTAGATAAACTATATCCTGAAATTATTAAGTGGTTGGGTAAAAAACTAACTACTAAAAAAATAGTAATTACTGGACATAGTTTGGGAGCTGCAATGGCAACTATATGTGCTAGTAGATTTCACCAATTGGGTGCAGATTTAGAATTATATACATATGGATCACCAAAAGTAGGTGATAGAACATGGGGCGAACAGTTTAAAGATATTGCGGCATATCGTTTTGTTAACAATAATGATCTTGTTACTAGAGTTCCATTCTTTGGATATTACAAACATGTAGGGCAAATACAATATATTACATATGATGTACATATTAAAACCAAAGTAACATGGTGGCAACGATTTAAAGATAGAATGAAAGGAACTGGTAAAGCATTTAGTAAGTTTCAGTTCTTTGATGGATTATATGACCACTTTGGAAATCAATATATTAAGAAAATTAAGACTCGTAAATAACTTGCGTTGGATCGTTTCCACGTATCCATGTTCCATCTAAACGTTTTATAACACATTTATTTGCAAACTTTTTAACAGTTAATTCTAACTGTTCATCACTTCCAACAAGGTCAGCTTTTACAATATCATAACAAGGTGTTTTGTTTTTATCAAATGCAAGCATAATCATATGCTCAAGTCCATTATGTCGCCAGTTATAACCTATACGTGAATCTTCACCTTTTACAAATCCATCATAACGTATAATATCCCAAAATACAAACTTAACATTTTCTGGGTCTGCTTCTAATACTTTTTGATTGTCAGTTTCTACAATAGTTATTCCATTTGCCACAACTGCATGGCCATCAAATACTGTGCTATTGTTTTGTGCTAAATTAATAAACTGCTCATCGTACATATTCCAACCTTCAATATTGTTACCTTCTTTATCTTTGTAACTAACTAATCCTTTATGAACAATTACATTAACTCGTAGACCTCTACTGATTGGTTGTACTGCTGCTGGATATTTGTGAAATGTTTTATAATCTGCTACTGTTGGTGTACTTAGTGGATACACCATAATTAATCCAGGCCATACTTTGTTAATTGTTTCAGGCTCTAGTCCTAGATCTAAATCTTGTCTTAACAAACTAACAAATAGTGCAGCATCACGTTCGTCTATATGATTCATTGCCATTTGACAAGAAAAGTTCTTTTCTCTTTCATCATATTTTTCATCAATAATATCTGTTAAAATATGTAAGAACTTAGTTAGTCCCATACCAAACTGCTTACCCATGCGTCTTGGAGTGAAATCTTGCATTTCAAAATCTATCCATGGATTATATGCAATAGTAATTATTCGTTTAAATATAGGTTCTTTTCGATACGTCTGCAAGAGTTCTAGTTTATCAACTTGTGTGTCAAAACTCTGCAAACGTGTTATTAATTCTGATAATAGATGTACTTTACTCATACAGCTATTTATACGATTAAAACTCTACTTATTAATAAAGTCTAATTCTTCTTCAGTATAAGGCCACATTTAGTATGTCTTTCTATAAACTTTTTCGCCACGTGCTACTGATCTAATATCGCCTCTGCATAATCCAATATCATTCAATTCAAAATCAGTTAAATCTGATAATGCCTTTTCAGTTTGTTTTCTACTTTGAGTGCGACTATATGCACGTTTTAACCAGCCTAATTTGTTTGTTATAGTATTAATCATTTTTATTATCCATGTATAAACTTTTTGCTTCTTCATGAAACCCATCACGATGTAACTGTGCAGCCGCTCTTGCACGTCCACATGATTCACCAAATGCCCAAAGTGCCAATAGCACTGTTAGAGTTGCGTTTTTAATCTTTTCACAAACTTCGCATGTTTGTTTATATATTAATGTTGTTGTCATTTTATTGTTACCTTCTTTGTATGCCAAGACTTTGGTGCTTGGCCATCATGTTCTAACATATAGGTGTAGGCATATAGCCAATCATTACCATATTCAGTTTTTGCATATGTCATAAGGTTTTTGCTATAGGCCACACTTCGACGGTGCCCGTTGAACAACCTTGACCATGCATTAAAAAATGTCGTAGTCATTTTATTCTCCGTTTATATTTTATGTGGATGTTTTTGGGAAAGCATCCGTTTTGCCAGTCTCTCCTGGCTGCTACCACGATACCTCATAATGTATCGCTTGTAAGGCATGGGTTATGCCCTGGTCTTTCCCAGAGTCAGTTAGCGTGGCACTAACTGCCGCTCTTTTTTTCTGAGCCGAGGTCGCTCTATACTACTTTGTATATGAAAATAATAACACAACGTTGTGCTATTCTTAATACACTTTTATTTATCTAAGATAAATGTTTTTAGCCGTTTTATTTATGCAATTCCGATCTGCATTACAAACATAGCTTAAATTTTTGTTGTTGTACTTTCGTATGTACGATTAAATTGATTATTAACACGAACGAATGTTGTACACTTGCTCAATTGTTTTAATTTCATTGCACCTGCATATGTACAAGTACTACGCAACCCACCTAAGATTGCTTGTATGGTGTGCTGTACTGCACCTCTGTATGGAACTAGTACTTCTCGTCCTTCGCTTGCACGATAGTCTTTTAGTCCTCCAAAGTGTTTTGTATTTGCTGCATCACTACTCATTCCGTAAAAAGCCACAAACTGTTTTTGTTCAAGTAAAGGTTTTTCTGCTGTGAGCCATTCATTAGTTGCATACATCTTACTAATAACTTCGCCGCCACCTTGATCGTGTCCTGCAAGCATACCGCCTAGCATTACATAATCGGCACCGCCAGCAAATGCTTTAGCCACATCACCACTAGAGTTACAGCCCCCATCAGCAATAATATGTCCACCAAGTCCATGTGCCGCATCTGCACATTCAATGACTGCACTAAGTTGCGGATACCCAACTCCTGTTTGGATTCGTGTTGTACACACGCTTCCTGGTCCAATTC